TTATGGACAATGGAAAAGTGGAAAAAGAATAATATTGAATGTTCATTTTCGATAATCTTGCCTGTGTAACTTGAAATATTTATAGTAATTGCGGCAATATCAAGTAAATATTATGGACAAACTTGAAGTAGAGATTGATTTATTTCAGGAAATTCTGGATGCTGGAGCAAGGGTTGAGTTTGTAAAGGTAGGTGGTTTTATTGAGGTCAAGTCTGAATTGGCCCTTAGAAGAAATTACGTATTACTTCACAAATTTGAAAGGGTAATCGATTTTTTTCAGGAATATCCTTTAAGGCCTTTGCTTATGGCAATAGACAGGAAAAAAAGAGAAGAGCAAGCCAAAATAATGGCAGGGTCAGGGTAGGATGGATAGTAAAGATTTAGAAGCAAATGCTTTTTTCACAACGGACGGCAAAGATGTGTGGAAGATGTTATATTTTTGTATGTCTCCGAGTTGCCGATTGAAAAATTTAGAAACTGGAGAAGAAGAAAGTTTTGGAATTAATGGTTTAACGGCTCAGAGATTTCACAGGATTAAGATGCCAGATATACCAGAAAAATCTGGTTGAATCCCGCATTGTGGCGAAAGAATACTCTGAGAATTAATAGTGTGGTCGAAGAATGATAATAAGTAAACAGGCAATAGTAGATACTCAAAATGAAGGTATTCGCATAGCTTGTGCTACTGACCAGAATTTTGCTATTGCCAAACATCTTATATCTAAGCAGATAGATTGTCCTGTTTCAGATATGATAGCATTTTATACGCCCAATGGTAATATTGCGGTGACGACCTGCAAGCCAAGGGAGAATAATAGCAGGAGTCCCGTGACCATAGGTAAGGAATAGACGAAGAATGTTAAGAACATTTTTTGATATATGTCCGATTTGTGGCGAGGAGGCATTGATGTCTGATTTATGTACAGAATGTGGTTCTTATGATGTTAAGGAGAATAATAATGGACATAAAGATAAGAAAACCCAAGCGTGTACAAAGGCAGGGCAAGGTCAGAAAGAAGATGCGTAAGATAGTTCATCTGGGCGATGAGCGTTATCATTTGAAGAAAAACAGCGTAATGAAATGAATCGCAGGACATTCTTAAAATCTTTTATAGCAGTTGTTGTGTCGCCTGGTATTCCGGCTTTTAATTATGAGCCTACGAAGGTTTTTGTGGCCAGAACTCTTTTAGACCCATCTCCTCGGTATTTCCGGGCGCTGGCATCAGCAATGAGGGGCTGGCATCGAAATATTGACGATATTATTATTGGTGCGTTGGGAACAAATGAGACGTAGAGAGTTGCTAAAATCCTGTTTGGCAGCGCCGTTTTTGGGATTATTCAGGAAGAAAACCCGAAGTGGCACGAAATTCATAGTTGATAGTCGTCCAAAATACCAAACAGGTACGCGTTTTGTTACACAATATAATCATTGTTGGCGTTATGTAGAAATTCCCGTTGGCACAAAAATTTCTGGAATAGAGACAAAGGAAACCTTTTGGTGCTGGATTCCAGAAAGCGAATATAATGATATTTGCGATATGGCATTAGATAAAATCAGTGAGCCTTCCGAATGTTCCGATTATGTAAATGCTTATTTGGATGAGAATCAATTTAATATGAGCCTTAAGCCTTATGCGACAAATATTTATGCGGATGCCAAATGGTCAACAGGTGAAAAACCAACCCAAATAGTATTTATCGGAAAAAATGTGTATATTTCTTATGATTGGGGAAAGAATTATAATCTAATTACATAAAAAATTAGTAGTCAAGCAACAAATAACGGCTGTGTAGGAGCCTACACCTCTTACCAGCCGTTTTTTTGTTGCGCAGAAAGGGAAAAAATGCCGGATAAAGAAAAAATGCAGAAATTGGCGGACGAATTGACGCCAATAGTCAACAAGTACATTGACACAGAGAATATGACGACAGAGGACGTTTTTGGCTCTTTATGCGGGGTCGCATTCAAGGTCGTAAAGGCTTCGCAGCCTGCCGAAGCGTTTTCTGGTGGTGGTGAGATTTCTCGCAGGGGAGCATTGGAATCGAATTTGGATATTAACTAATGGCGGTCGAAAAAGAAATAAATACCAAAATGGACTTGACGCTGGAAGAAGCTGTTAAGGAGCGCCTGGAGCTTTTCGATTATTTGAATTCAGAGAAATGGACATATTCGGTAGTGGAAAAAGTAGAGCGTCGCCTCGCCGACCTTAATAATCTGATAGCTGATATGGTGACAAATGAAATGGTTGAGTGAATATAATGCTCTTGTTCATATATTTACACACAGACTGATTCACCCGGAAAATATGATGATTCAGATTGATTTTTATGTAAATAGTATCAAGTGCAGTTGGGGCAAAATTATACCCAGATACAAATGCCAGAGATGTAACAGGTTATTCAAAATTCCACTACAGGAATCTTTAAGAGAGGCTGAATCATATTTGGATGGACTTAACTCCTGAGCAAATTGCAAGTGTTGATGCCGGATACTGGGCCAATATTAACAAGATTAAGCTCCAGAGCGGGGTATTTTCATTTGAGACCCGCAAATACCAGGTAGAACCTTTGGAGCGTACTCACAGGCGCACCTGCTATATGAAGGCTACGCAGCTTGGTTTTACTGAAATGGAGGTTTTAAGGTCACTTCACGGTCTTATACATCGCCGTTATCCGAGGGGAATTCTTTATTTATTTCCGACCAATGATGATGTTCAGGAATTTGGCAAGTCAAGATTCAATCCTTTAATATTGTCCAATAAAAATGCAATAGGCCAGTACGTCAAGACTTCAGGAGCGAAGGGTACTGATACAGCATCTCTAAAGAAGATACGCAGTGCTTTTTTGTGGCTTAGAGGCGCACGGCTTACACGAAAGATTGATGAGCAGGATGAATCTTCAAAAATGAGAAGTATCTCTGTTGACAGATTGGTATTTGACGAGCTTGACCTGATGGCCGATGTAGATTCTGAATTTAAGGTAATCGGCAAGGCAAGAGGAAGATTGGGCGATTCTGAGCTTAAAGAGGAATGTTATATCTCAAATCCAACAACTCCTAATTTCGGAATAGACGAAATATTTGCTACTTCCGACCAGCGGCAGTGGTTTAGATACTGTGAATCCTGCGGCAAGCATACGACCTGTGCGGAGATAGAGTTTTTCGAGAACCCTGAAAAACTGATAAAGATTTATTCCGATGGCACAGGTTATATAGCGTGCGTGAAATGTGGCAGAGAATTGTCGAATTTCCCCGGCGAATGGGTTCCAGCCCATCCTGAAAATTCCGATTATATGCACGGATACCAGCTTTCACAGTTGACGAGTCTAAGAAACGACCCCGCCGAGATACTCAAAGATTACAACGAGCCACCTGAAGGAAATTTAAGCGATGTCATAAGATTGAGACTGGGCAGACCCCATATCGCCGCCGAAGATAAGTTGAGGCCGGAGGATGTTTATAACTGCTGCGGAGATAATTATACTCTTAATTCGCATAATGGCCCCTGTATAATGGGGCTGGATTGTATGAAGGGCAAGCACCTGATTATAGGGGCGCGGACGGGCAGGGACAGCTACGAAATCTATAAATTCTCCGTCATATTCGGCCAGGGGATGGATAGCTGGAACGAAATATTCGATTTGTGCCGAAAATTCAATGTCAAAAGCGGAGTGATTGACATTCGACCCTATGAGGATGCTGCGAGAGCGTTCCAGAAAAGAGCCAAATTCCCGGTTTGGTTATGCGAATACAAAGAAACCACGCCTCTTGGCTCGATTTACAATCCCAATACCGGAATAGTAAGTGTCTGCCGGACGGAAATTATGGATGCCTCTCACCGATTGATAGTAACGCCGGGTAATCTGGTTCTGCCTCGCAGAGAGACTCCGAATATGGGCGAATTCGTAAAACAAATCTGCTCGCCTTTCAAGGTCAGGGAAGTAAACAAGAAAACACAGCAGGAAATCTATCGCTACCGCAAGTCCGGCGAAGACCATTTCAGGCACTCGTTGAATTATTTTATCTTGGCCGCCAAGGAAGGCAAGGTTGGTATTGTGACCAGAGACAGGAGAGTTAAAAAGCGCCAGTTAGTGGCCAATAACAATTATGCAAGGATATGAATGATGGGCGGAATGTTTTCAAGTCCAAAATCAGTTAAAATGCCGGTAGTTGAGGAAGAACCACCTGAAGTAGTTTCAGAAACAATGAAAGGCGAGGGTGACAAGCCCAAAAAGCGCAAAGGCCGTCTTGAGACCATTATCACAGGCGAGCTTGTGCCTTTCGGCAAAGAGGGAAAGACTTTGTTAGGATAAAGAATGACGACAAGGGCAGAACAATACATTAAAGACTTCGAAATTGAATGGAATAAGAACGCTAATTTCCGAAATCTCTGGCAGGAAACGGCGGATTTAATGTTTCCCAGAGAGAGCAATATCACCATCACTCGCCAGCGGGGAACCGAGCAGACCAAGGGAGTATTCGATACCACTGCAATTACCGACTCAAAAGAAATGGGTGATGGCATTCTGTCTTCTATAATTCCGGCAGGTGAGCATTTCTATAAATGGAATGTATCAAAGGACAATATAGGTGGCCAGTCTGATGATTATGATAGCTGGTGCGCCCACGCTACAGACAAGCAACACAGGGCTTTATTCGCATCGAATTTTATGTCACAAATGAGCGAAACGATGCGCTCTTTGATAGTGTTTGGGACGGGGAATATATATTCTGAATGGTCGACAAAGGCGGGCGGCTTGAATTTCAAGGATTACGACATAGCCCTATATGTAATGCTCATAAACAGCGAGGGCGTTATTGATACAATGATGATAAAATTTCCATTTACTGCAAGTCAAGCTGTCAAGAAATGGGGCAATAAAGTTGGCAAGAAAATAGCCGAAGCTTACGATGACCACAAAAAAAGAGAAAACATCTTCCCGATACTTCATATCGTAAAGCCGAGAGAAAAAAGGAATCCTCG